GGTGAAAATGAAAACCTGTTCACGTGAAGTTAAGACGCGGACATTTATAGCGAAGTATTGTAAAATTTAACAAATAATTTGTTCTCTATAGATATACTAAATGAGTGATCCAATTTTATCATTTGAAAACGGCGAGCCACTGGCTAAGATAAAGGGAGGTGAATTTAGCGGTAAGATTGTTCATGTATACGTTCCTCCTAGAACTGAGGAAAAGAAAAAGACTATCGAGAAACGAATTAAACACCCAGATCCTCTTGCACTATTTACAGGTAAAGAATTGAAGAAATACAAGAAGAAATTAACTAGAAAAGAGATGGATTTCTTACGTTCTCAGCTACTCAAGAAAATGTCATATACAGAAGAAAGTAAAAGTGAGAGTGATAGTGACTCGAGCGACAGTGAAGATCTCATTGAAGATTTAGCATTCTTTAATGAGATGAAGAAGGAAGCGGAAAGTAAATCATTAAAGGAAATTTCATTACAAAGTGGCTTCATGTCTCAGGTGCCAAATAAAAAATCTCGCACTGTTCTTTACATTGCAGGTCTTTCAAATTGTGGTAAAAGTACATATGCTTGTGATTTTATGGAAAATTACCATAAATGCTTTCCTGATCGTAAGATATTCATCATATCTAACGTGGAAGAAGACATAGCATTTAAGAAATTAGAGTTTTATAAAATTGCACTAGATAAAGCATTGATTGAAACTCCTCCAACGATAGCTAAATTGAAAGGTTCTTTAGTTTTATTCGATGATGTTGATTGTATTTTTGATGATAAAATGAAAAAAGCAGTTCAAAAATTAAAGCAATTAATTCTTCAAACTGGACGTAGTCACTCGGGAAATGGTAAAGATAACGTGGATATAATAACTACATCACATGAAATTACTAATCATTCAGAATCAAAGACTTCAATAACTGAAGCAACACATATTGTATGCTTTCCATCATCAGGAAACACTCATTCGATTAAATATTTTTGTGAAAAATATCTCGGATTAAGTAAAGCTCAAATTAAACGTATTTTAGAAATCAAATCACGATGGGTATGCATTAAAAAATCATATCCTCGTGTAGTTCTCTACGAAACAGGCTGTTATTTATTATTAAATGAATAATTTCTTTGTCATTATAAACATGGCGACAAAGGAATTGAAAAAATTACAAGGAAAAGCATTCACTGATGAAGATATTTTAAGTGTTATTGACGGCAAAGCAAATTTAATTAAGTATTCTAAACTTGCTAGCATGAACAACATCAATGAAGCTCTAGGAAAATATGGTGCGTGTATAATTTTATTTTTAACTAAACAAAATTACGGTCATTGGTGCTGTATTTTTCGTAAAAATTCGAATACGCTAGAGTTCTTTGATAGTTATGGTGGAAAACCAGATTCTCAGCTGAAACATGTACCAAAAAACTTCAGAAAAGTTGCCAATGAAGATTACGGTCATTTATCTTATTTACTCGTGAAGTCAGGATGTAATGTTGAATATAATAATCATAGATTGCAGCAATTAACTAAATCTATTTCAACATGTGGAAGATGGGTGGCATTAAGATTATTGTTACGTGATTTATCAGCTGATGAATTTGCAGATATTTTTACTGATAATGTTATGTCTGGTGATGACATGGTTTGTTATTTAACTCATTATCAATAATATCTTAACTATTGATATAATGGAACGAAAACAGAAACAGATTTTTCACGAATCTAAAGCATATGGTAAAGGACGCATGGAATCGTCAGTAGAATCTAAAGATGCTGATCATGTGTATTACAATATGAATATTTTTAATAATACTTTACAACCAATTCAAGCAGCATTCGAAGAAAATAGGGTTATTCCAGTGATTGACAATCCGAGTTTATACCATCTCTCTATCATTAGATTTTCAATGCCCACTGGTACTATTCCAATTTTCAATTTTAATCAAGCTGATGGATATTACACGGTAACATTAAGTTATCTTGGTGTAGATTATGTGAAACCATTAGTATTTGTATCTGAATCTAATCCATCTAGTGCAGGAGTTTATAGTTATCAACACATGATAGACATGATTAATACAGCTTTTCTTGGTGCGTTTAATGCAATGCCTTCTGGTGGTCAAAGTCTTGTTGGTCAAGCTCCATATTTAACATTTAATCCAGTTACAATGTTAATTTCAATGAATGTCACATTAAATTATGATCCAGTTTTACAAGCAACAGCACCATTAATTTTTATGAATTATAATTTATATTCGTTTTTTGAAACGTTTCACACCATCTTTAATGGTTTTAACACCACTCATGGTAAGGATTTTCAATTTGTTATTGAAAATACTGGAAATAATACAGCAACTTTACCTGCAATTCCACCTAATTATGCTGGTGGTGCTGGTTATTCATTAATGCAAGAAGTTCAAACATTATTTTTATGGGCTTCGTTAAAAGCAGTTTCATTTTTAACTGGTTCAATTCCGGTGAATACTGAATTAATTGCTGTGAACTCAGGATCAGGTGTTGCAAATTTCAGACCAATTATGACTGATCTTGAACCAGTAATTCAAGGAGCTACAGATATTCGAACTAAATTACAATATTTTCCTCAATCTGAATATCGTCTGGCTTCAATGACAAATGATACGCCATTAAAAAAATTAGATGTGGTTATTTACTGGAACGATAACCAAGGAAATCAATATCCAGTAACCTTAGCACCGAGTCAATCGATAAGCATCAAGTTTTTATTCCGTAAAAAGACGTTTCATGGTGGATATTAAAATATAGGATTATTTAATTAATCAATTAAATAAATAATCTCAAGTATAATTATAATCAGCCCAACATGAGCTTAGCTTTGAATCCTCTTCAACCCGTGGCGATCTTAGATCCTCGATGCACTGTAAATTCTAAAAAAATGTATGGTGTTCTCGAAGGTGGGTCGATGACCTCGTGGAAACCTGTAACATCTACATCTTATTCAACATCTAATATTCAATTTTCTGCACCTCCTCCTAATCCACGTATCTACGTGGATCGTGAAATTTTAATTGCTTATCCAGTGCAATTTACCTTTAGTGGTACATCAAGTGGTCCGCTTCTTAATATTGGCACTACTGATGCACCTCGCGCGTATCCTATTTCTAGTACTTTGCAATCGTTAGCAGTCACATTAAATAACTCTCAAGTTTCAATTAACATGTCTGATACAATTCATGCGTTTTTACGTTACGGTACTCCCGTGAAAGAACGTGCAATTGATTATTCAATGACTCCATCTATGTTAGATCAGTCACAAACTTATGCTCAATTATTCGGATTTGTTCGATCTCCTCTTGCTAAATATGGTGATAATACTGCTGAAGAAGCACGTGGTGGTTTTCCAATGACTGTGATTACTAACGCTTCAAATACTGCAGTTGTTCAAGCAGTGTTCGTTGAACGAATTTACTTATCTCCTTTCTTATTTTCACAAGCAAGCGAAGAATCTACTGCATTCTGTGGTTTGCAAACGATGGATTTTAACTTTACTTTAGGTTCATTGTTCAGTGGAGGTTATATGTGGTCGCATGATGCAGTCAATGGCAATGCTATCTCATCAATCGCCACTACATTTTTCAGTGCTCCTCAATTATTATTCAACTACATTACACCTAAAGAATTACAATCAATCCCATCATCGATCACATATCCTTATTATTCAATTGATCGTTATCCTTCTCCAGTTGTTTCACTTGCTCCTGGTGCATTTACAACTGTTTCATCTAACAATATTCAACTTAATTCAATTCCTAAACGTTTGTATATTTTCGCTCGTCGTCAGAACGGTGATCAAAATTTTAATACTACGGATTCTTTCGCTTATATTACTGGTATTAATGTTAACTGGAATAACAATTCTGGTCTTTTGGCTAGTGCAACTCCTTATGATCTTTATCGAATTGCCCAAAAGAATGGTACTAATTTATCATGGAACCAATGGTCTTCAACGGTCGGTTCAGTACTAGTTCTTGAAATGGGTACTGATATTGCACTTGGCCAACTCGAAGCACCTGGTTTGTTGTTAAATGCACAGCTTCAAATGAACGTGACCATTGCATCAGTAAATCCCACGGACACCATCAACTACGCGTTGTATGTTGTCACGATTTCTGAAGGTGTTTTCACAATTCAAGAAAATCGCGCCATTCTTCAAGTTGGTGTTATTTCTCGCGATGATATTTTGAATGCTCGTCAAATGCCCTCTGTCAGCTATCAATCACTTCAAGGTGGTGATTTCTGGGGTGGTTTGAAATCAGTTTTCGGTAAAGTTGCCGAAGGCGTGAAAACTGCACTGCCATATATTCAAAAATATGGCCCAGAAGTTGTTAAATACGGTGCTCCTTTGCTCGGCCTTGGTGTGACTGGTGGAAGACAACACAAACATCGCGGAGGTGCTCAAGCCGGAGGTGCAGTTGCTGGTGGAAGACGCAAGAAACACAAGAAGCGTCGTGGCGGTGCATTGGTCGGCGGTAAATTAATGAGTGCTTCAGAATTACAAGCTGGCGCGCGCGACGTAGATTCAGGCTCTGAATCAGAGTCTGATTAAACTAATAAATAAACAAATTATATTATTTGATTATTTATTGAAAAAAGCTAGGAATTGCTGTCCATTCAATGTATAGATTAATTACAGTTCCTGGATCTCCACCAGAAAATGTGCCACTTGTGCATGTTAATGAAATACTGTCTCCGATATCTGTTCCAGATGCAGTAACTAATGTAGTAGGTGCAACACTCATGGCACTACCAGCTCCAATTAATATTCCACCGTCCATATCTCCAAATGCTGTATTTCCAGAAGTAGTATAAATTAATCGAAGATCTCCTCCTCCAGTGTAAGGTGAATTTCCACTTGGATTTGATACTGTCATAAATGCTGAACTAACTTTTATTGTACCTGGTTCTTCTGGGAAAAGAATTTCAATTGGAGAAGCGAACATTCCTAAAATTTGTCCTTGTGATATAGATCTTACTGTTCCAGCTTGGAAATTTCCATTAGTACCATTAAATTCATAAACATATGAAGTAATTGTATTACTAGCAACTCCTTCAGTGAATAATTCACCTGTACCAGTAGTGGTAATTAATCCACCATCTAATGATGTAGTACTACTTACATTTAATCCATTAGGAAAAATACCGGTTGCGGTAACTGTAGGATTTGATGTTGATCCTCCAATTGAAATAGAAGCATCTCCAGCAGTCAC